CCATTGAAGACCTGAAAAAGACCTACACCAAGTTGGCAGAGGAGATGTCCCTGTTCGACCTGAGTTCTTACGAGAAGCAACTGGCAGAGTTTACCAAGAACGAAAACGCTGCGCTGGAGACTATCGCAAAGGCCAAGGAGAAGGGACTTATCACGGCTGAACAGTACGAGGCTGACCGTCTGAAACTCACCAAGCACTATGCCAAACTGCGTGAGGAGGCTGAGATTGCTGAGGCTAAGCGCGTTCGCGGCGTTGAACTGGAGTCGATGGATATCAACTACCAGTTGCAACAGGCCAAGTTACAGCAGCAGTACGACGAGAAACTCATTTCTGAGGAAGAGTTCAACAACCGCAAGAAGGAACTTCACAGCACCTTCGTGCAGGATTACATTGACCAGATTCAGTTCATGCTGGATACTGAGAAGGACCTTACCGATGAAGAGGTTCTGGACCTCACAAACAAGATAAACGAAGCGCGCGCCAGTCTTGTAGCGCCTCCTGAGGAGAAGGGTGATAGTCTTACCAAACAGATTTCTGATGCTATCAACGCCTCAGCAATGGCCCTGAATGACTTCTCTGACAACCCTGCGTGGGGTAAGGTACTCCAGAACGTTGCATTGATTGCAGCCAACTGGGATACACTTCACGAACAGATGAAGAAAGGCGGTACTGAGGCATTCACTGCATACGCACAGGTTGCAGCAACTGCGTTCGCGGCTATCGGTAACATGCTTAACGGACTTGCGGCTGAGATGGATACTTCCAATGAGGAAGGATTCGAAAGCCAGAAGAAGATGCAGATTGCTGGTGCTACCATGAACATGCTTTCTGGTATTGTAAGCGCTTGGGCTAGTTCAATGCAGTTAGGTCCTATTGCTGGTCCTATCTTGGGTGCTGTGTTATCTGCGATGATGCTTGCTACTGGTATTGCCAACATCGTTAAGATTAAGAACACCAAGTTCGAAGGCAAGGGTCCTACTGGAGGCGCTGCGAGTCCTTCTACGGGCGCTATCAGCAACGTCATTGCACCTGTTCAGTATACTCAGGATGTACAAGGTGCTTCTATCGAGGGTGCCATCAAGGATACGAAAGTCTACGTGACGGAAACGGACATCACAGACACCCAGAATCGCGTATCAGTAACGGAGAATGAAGCCCGTTATTGATGCGCTTCGCATTAAAACGATATTAACTGTGTAGGAAACGACGATGAAAGTATTTTACATCAACATAGACGAAATGGACGGGACTGGTATCGACGCTATCTCATTAGTGGACGTACCAGCGGTTCAGCGTAATTTCCTTTGTTTCGGCGAGGAGAAGCCTGTGAAGTTAAACTTCGATGACTCCAAGCACATCATTACTGGTGTGGTTTGCCTCGCTGACACCCCGATTTACCGCTACAACGAGAAGTACGGAGAGTACTACGTTGTCTTTACCAAGGAGACCATTCAGAAGATGGTGGAGAAGTTCGCCCGCATGGACTTGTTCAAGCAGGTTAACCTCCAGCACGACGATGAGAAGTTCGTTGACGGCATCTACATGATTGAGTCTTACATCGTGAACAGCGAGAGGGGAATCGCCCCAGTGGAGTTCGCGGACATCCCAGATGGATCTTGGGTAGCCTCTTACAAGGTGGATAACGAGGAACTCTGGAAAGAAATCGTGAACGGCAACAAATTGAACGGATTCAGCCTGCAAGGTTTGTTCAACCTTTCACCTGAGAAGTTCGAAGAGGCTGAGGCCCCAAAGGTCGAGGAGAAGAGTTACGACGAATGGTTAAGTGAAATCATACAGTAAAACAATGAATACAAACGTTCTTAAACTTTGGAAACAGATGCTGAAACTGGCCGAGATTGAGACTGACAAGGCCGTTCTCATCGTAGACGGCGACCTGGAAGTCGGCTTGGAGGTATTTGTTCAAAAGGAAGACGGTTTTGTACCTGCTGAGGACGGTGAGTACGAGGCTGAGGACAAGGTTATCGTAGTAGCAGAAGGCAAGGTTGTTGAGATTCGCCTGAAAGAGGTTGAGGAACAGCCGAAAGCCGAGGAACCTGCTGAGGAACCTGCACCTGAGGCACCCGCAGAGCCAGTTGCACAGGCAGAGGAAGAACCCGAACCTGCATCTGAACCCGATGAAAAAGACGCAAGGATTGCTGAATTGGAAGCAGAACTTGCAGAGAAAGAAGCCAAGATTGCCGAGTTAGAGGCAGAGTTGGCAAAACAAAAAGAGGCACTTGAGATGTCAGCCGCAGAACCAGCAAAGGAGGCTGTTAAGCACGCTGAGAAGCAAGGCGCATTGAGGTACTTCGCTAACTAAAGACAAAAAACACACAAACACAATGGCAATTAGCACATCTGGCTTGACAGCCTATGTAGAGGAACAACGTCTTCCTCTGATTCGTAAGACTATTTTTGCTGCACCGTCTGTGAAGTTCTTCAATCTCCAGACTGGTATCAAACACAGTGCAGCCCTGAACATCCTTTCTACCGATGTAGAGTTCGGTGACGGCGCCGCTTGCGGTTGGAACGAGGCAGGTACTAGCGAGTTCTCGCAGCGTATCCTGGAGGTAGGTAACTTCAAGGTTAACATGTCGTTCTGTGACAAGGCGATGTTGAAGTACTGGACTGGTTATCAGGTACGTGTAGCCGCTGGTCAGAAATCGCTTCCGTTCGAGGAGGATTTCGTTAACGGCGTTATCGACGGCGTAAAGAAAGCAATGGAACACAACATCTGGCAGGGTGTTAAGGCGCAGGACCGTATGGACGGTATCTTGACTATCCTCGCAGGTGAGAGTGACGTAATCACTCCGAGTGTATCTAGCGCAGACACCATCTATGACAAGACCCTTGCTGCTTACAAGGCTATCCCTGCAAGCAAACTGGACAAGGCTGAAATCTTCATGGGTGTAGACGCTTTCCGCGACCTCGTTCTTGAGTTGACCGCTAAGAACCTCTATCATCACAATCCTGCCGTAGACGAAAGCCTGGAGATTATCCTTCCTGGTACTTCTACCAAGGTTCACGGTGTTGCTGGTTTGAACGCTTCTGGCGCTATCGTAGCCGCTGACCCTGAGAACATCTACTACGGTGTTGACATGGAGGGTGACGACGAGAAGTTCGACCTCTGGTACAGCCAAGACAACCAAGAGTTCCGCCTGGCAATCAACTTCAACGCTGGTGTACAAGTAGCATTCCCTGACGAGATTGTACTTGTAGCCTAATCTAGGCCCAGGACATCAAAGAAGACGGGGCGGCGTTCCCGCGTCGCCCCTCTTAATTAAACAGACAAAAACGCAATACAACAATGGCTTGTAATTCATATACATTAGGTGGATGGAATGACGCCTGCAAACAATCATCATTCGGTGGTATTAAAAGGGTGTTTATTGCGCTTATTGACGATGTAGAATCAACGTCTGTGGACAGTTCTTCTAATCTGTTGACGCCTACGATGGTGACAGGCAAGAAATTCAAGGAGTACAAACTCTTGAAGTCTACTGGTTCTTTGACTTCTACATTGAACACTAGCGAGACATCTGCATCCTACTTCACAAACGAGGTTACCATTCAGTTTATGAAGATGGAGACTGGTAAGCGCATCGAGATTATGGCGATTATGATGAGTTCTTGCGCAGTGGTAGTTGAGGATGGTAACGGAAAACTCTGGTACCTCGGTAAAGACAACTACGTTGAATGCACCGCTGGTTCAGCACAAACTGGTACGGCAGTTGCAGACAGCAACCACTACGAGTTGACTCTGACGGATACTTCTGCCGAACTGCCTTACGAGGTAGATGCAGACGCATTCCACGGGTTGTACGACCCAGTAGCGTAACGCATAAGACATCAAATTAGGAATAAAGGGGGTTGAGAGTAACCGATAAGGCAACTCCAACCTCCTTTTTCTATCAAACAAAACATAACAACACGGCTATGATATATATCAGCGAACTCAGCGGGCACATTGACATCCCGCGTCACGGTAACACTTCGTCAACTGGTTTTACCGTTGAATTATCATCAAACCTCACAGGTGATATTACCATAGTTGAAGATGGTGAAAATGTTTCTGCATCGCCCCTGTTCTATAGACTGGCGTTGGGCGACCTTTCATCCCTGGAAACTGGCGAGTACAAGTACACATTGTACGGTGACTATGCACAGGTCTTAGAGACGGGTTTGCTTACGTTCGGAGACTATCACAGGACGCCTGTAGTAAACAACACTTTTAACAAGCAAAAGATACAATACAATGGATAACCTGAAATTCGGTATATTCGATTCGCCTGTCAAAGTGGTTCCGACCTTTGTTGAAAAAGAGAACTCAGGTAAACCTTATCTGAGTTACGGACAAGACAACAGATTCCCGAACTATCTCTGGGAACTCTATCTACGTTCTGCACTCTTGCAGTCTATCGTAGAGGGCACGGCGAACTACGTAGGAGGAAACGGCCTGGTGTTTGCCGAAGCGCCAACAATTCAACGCCTGAAAGAAGAGGCTAACGCCGACGGTGAGACTCTTGAAGACATCATCAAGAAGATTACCGCTGACTACCTTATCTTCGGCGGTTTCTCCCTGCAAATCATATACAACAAGTTAGGTGAAATCAATGAGATTTACTGGCTTGACTTCCGTAATGTCCGACTCAACAAAGAGGGGGACAAGGCTTACTATTCCGAGGACTGGATTAAGCACGCGAACGACTACACAGTCTACGACGTGTTTGACCCGAAGGCGGAGAAGAAGCCTAAGACCTCCGTGTACTACTTCAAAGGCCACATCTCTCGCGGCGTATACCCGATTCCCCGTTACAACGGTGCATTGAACGCCATCGAGACGAGTACCGAAATCAGCAAGTTCCACCTGAATTCCATATTAAACAACTTCTCAGGGAACTTCATCATCAACTTCAACAACGGCCAGCCTACCGAGGATGTACAGGAGGACATTGAACGTCGCATCAAACAGAAATTCTCTGGTGCAGACAACGCGGGCAAGTTCCTTGTATCGTTCAACGACAGCAAGGACAACGGAGTTACCGTAGAACGCATCCAGGATGACCAGTTTGACAAGAAGTATGAGAGTCTGCGTACGGACACGTACAAAGAGGTTTTCGTAGCCTTCCGCGCGATACCTCAGTTGTTCGGCTACAGCCTTGAAGGAACGGCGTTCAACAAGCAGGAGTTTACGGAAGCGTTCGAGTTGTACAACAAGACGACCGTACAACCTATTCAAAGGGACTTGAAACGCACCTTCAACAAGATATTCGGCGTTGATGCAGCGTTTGACTTCGTTCCGTTTGAACTTTCAAAAACTGAGGAGGCATAACTATGGCAAAAGTATTTCTAATAAGCGCGAAGACACTCAAGGAGAACTCGGTTATCAACAACAACGTTGACGAGATGTACCTGTTGCCTGCTATCGAGTACGCACAGGACGCTGGCTTGCAGCCTCTCCTTGGAACCAAACTGTACAACAGGTTGATGGATCTGGTTGAATCCCGTCGGATACTCCAGGAAGAAGACTACAAGTTGCTACTGGATGAGTATGTTACTCCGTATCTGCTGAACAAGGTGACTGCGGATATTCAGATTCCGCTGGCCTTCAAGGTTAGGAATCAAGGGGTGGTTCAGCAGACGGGTGACAATACCTACACGCCGTCAATGCACGACCTGCAATACGTCATCCAGAACTACGAGAACAAGGCTACGTTCTACAGCAAGCGTCTTTCTGACTATCTGTGCGCGAACAGGTCCAAATACCCTGAGTACTGCAAGATTGATTCGTCAGCAGACATGCACTCGAATCCGAAGGCGTACAATACAGGCATTTATCTGGGATAAAGGAGGTGAACCATGGAATATGTAGTAGAATTTACTGAACTCATCAATGTCATCAAGTGGGTTGCTGCACAGCAGAATCCTGTTCACTCGGTTTACGAGGGTGACGTCTATGAGAACTGGAATAGCGCTGAGGCCAAGTACGGTAGCGTCAATGTAGGACTGCAATCCGTACAGTCGAATGACACGCTTACGACATACAGGTTCATCCTTTACTACGGAGACCGCTTGTTACAGGACAAGAGTAATGTCAATGCGATATACGCCGATGGAGTCAACGTACTCCAGACGATAGTGAACAACCTGAACAACGTTCACGGCGTGGAGGCTACCACTTCGGTTGAGTACACTCCGTTCGAACAGCAGTTCATGGACTACCTGGCTGGCGTATACGCTACTGTTGACGTTACCTGCGAGAGTGTTCTCGGTACCTGTGGAGACCTCTTGTCAACGGATTGGCGCCTTGGTATGGCTTTACCTGCAACCCTTTCATAAAAACAAACACTAAACTACAATGGCAAAGAAAAAACTTAGAGAGGACTACCGTGACGGCGAACTCTACCACGGAGAAGACGTCAATGCTATCACCAAGCGTGTCAACGAACTTGATGATACCTCTGTTGATATTACCAATGTTCTGGAAGGGAAACAGGATAAACTGACCGCTGGTGCCAATATCACGATTGACGAGAACAATGTCATCAGCGCGAGGCCTCAGGACCTGAGTCAGTACGCGCTTTCGGCTGATGTGGCTACCGAACTGGCCAAGAAGGCGGATGTAAGTGCGCTGACTGAGTACCAGGAGGCAACGAATGCGGCCATCTCTGCTAACACCAGGGACATCGAGATACTGGACAACGGCAAGCAGGACAAACTGACTGCGGGTGAGAACATCACTATCGAGAACAACGTTATCTCGGCGCAGCAACCAGACATGAGTCCATACGCACTGAGTGCTGATGTAACAACCGAGTTGTCGAAAAAGCAGGATACTCTTACGGCTGGTTCTGGCATTTCTATCGTGAATAACGTGATAAGTGCACAGCAGCCTGACCTTAGTGAGTACGCAAAACAGTGCGATGTCATTCTGGTAGGTTCTGATATGGATGGAGACAAAATAGACTGGTCTCCTACTACAGGTATGACTACACCAGGTGTGTATCGTGCATTGCTGTACGTAGCAAACCAGTTAATCACTGACGAGATGATTGTTCAGTACTTCGGCAGTGTAGAAGAGTTCCTGACATATTGTTCACAGAACGGCATCAAGGTAATAAGGGATGAGGCGCAATCTGGATACCTGGTTGTTGAGGCGGAAGTCGCAATGAGAATGACAGTAACCAACTACGTTGTTGGTAGTTTAGTGCAGTCATTCACTTATGACTACAGTTTTGCAAAGCACATGTATGAAAGGGTGTTCGACCAGAGTAGCAATTCGTGGTCTACCCAGTACTACAGGTTCTTGTCAGGTAACGACTCCGATGATATAAGCAGCGCATTTAAGAGAGATGTTACATTCTCGCGTCGTAAGATAGAGGAACTCCTCGCTTCTAAACAGAACAACCTTACTGCTGGAACGAATATCACCATCCAGAACGGGGTTATCTCGGCGCAGCAACCAGACCTCAGTCCGTACGCGTTAACGTCAGAGGTAGAAAGTGCTATTTCTCAAGTAGAAGAAAGCAAACAGGACAAACTCTCGGCAGGTACTAACATCACCATCCAGGACAACGTCATAAGTGCTACGGTACCAGACGTTTCTGGAAAGATGAACAAGGTTGACTACGAGGTTGCCTACACGCTTCCTTCTGGTGCTATCGACCTGAGTCCGCTTAACAACGTGCTTACGCCTGGCATCTACAACCTGAAAGTGAACTCATTCATCCCGAACACGTCTTACAACGGCGTTCTGATGGTAGGAAGACAAGGTAACTCCTTCTCGCAAGAGGTGGTTATCTCAGGTTCCCAAACTCAGGTGCTGAAACGCGCTACCAGCAACAGTGGATCCACCTGGACAACGATGTACGCTGGCTGTCTGGCACACGTAAACGACAACAGTGACGGGAATGGATACGGCGGTATCAACGAGACCTACTCGGCAAATAAGATTCTGACTCTCATTGACGAGAAACAGAACCAACTTACCGCTGGAACGAACATCACTATCGTGGACGATGTCATCAGTGCACAACAGCCTGATTTAAGCCCGTACGCGCTTTCTGCTGATGTGGCAACGGAATTGTCCAAGAAGGTCGATACAAGCGCTTACACGCAAGATAAGGCGGCAATGCAGGCCTCTATCTCGGCTAACACCACTGCTATAACTCAGTTGCAGCAGTCTAAGCAGAACAACCTTAGCGCTGGAACTGGTATACAGATTCAGAACGACGTTATCAGTCTGACTGGTTCGGGCGGTGCGATGATTGACGATACGACAACAGGTTCAACAACGGCCTGGAGTTCACAGAAGATTGTCAATGAGATGGGTATAGGCCTCATAGACCTTACCAACAGCGGCAACGCAATTCGATTCTAACGAAAAAACAACAATAAACAATGCAATACGATTCAGATTACGAAGTAAGGTTGGCAACCCTTGCAGCCTTAGGTGGTAACACGGGTGTCACATACGATTCTGTATACGAGATTGACCTCGAAATCCTCCGCCTCACCGAACAAGGTGGGGGCGGTGGAGGCACAGGTACGTCCATCGACGATACAGTTACATCTACAACCAAGACCTGGAGTTCAAGCAAAATCAACAACGAACTTGCTGGCAAACAGGGTGCACTGACGGCTGGTGACAATATCACCATTACCAACGGTGTTATCTCTGCTACAGGCGGTGGTGCGGACATCGACGATACAGTTACATCTACAACCAAGACATGGAGTTCAAGCAAGATTAGCGGTGAACTCGACGGCAAGCAAGAGACCCTCACCGCAGGTACCAACATTACCATCTCCAACAACGTTATCAGCGCCCAGCAGCCTGATTTGAGTGGTTATGCCACGAAGGACGAACTAACTGGTTATGCGACAGTCGAAAGTTTAACGAACGGGTTAGCGCAAAAGCAAAATACGCTTACGGCTGGCACAAATGTAACGATACAGGACGGCGTTATTAGCGCTACTGATACGACATACACGGCAGGTAACGGTATATCCATCAACAACGGTGAGATTTCAGCAAATCTGACAGGTTACGCTACCAGCGAGGACCTGAATAACGGCCTTTCGTTCAAACAAGACACTCTGACGGCTGGTACTGGCATTAACCTCGTTAACTCAGTTATCTCTGCCGAGTCGGAAATCGACGACCTACACGCTGGTTCTGCAACTACCTACTCATCCAACAAGATTATCGAGTTGACTCAGGGCCTTGGCTTCGACGTTGAGATAGTTCAGGCGCTTCCGCAGACAGGCGACGCACAGACCATCTACATGCTTCCGAAGGCTGACTCAGCGGCTACAGACGTGTATGACGAGTACATCTACACGAATAACGCCTGGGAGAAGATTGGTAACACGCAGACAGACCTCAGTCAGTACTACACCAAGTCCGAGACGGATACGCTGCTTAACGGAAAACAGACCACGCTGACCGCTGGTACTGGCATCCAGATTGTCGATAACGTTATCTCTGCAACAGGTGGAGGCGGAACAGCGTTGTATGCTGGCACTAACATAAGCATCGTTGACAACAAGATTAACGCAAACGGATACAACTGGACTACTCATACGTATTATAAGCAATTCAAGGTAGATTATGGCCTCAACACTGGTACACATGTTTTATTGGGATTTTCTAATTCATTCCCTTATACTGGATCCAGTTACACGTATTATAACCCATACGGAAGTGTAGCCATCGGTGTAAAGAATACTCTTGGTTATTCGTTTAATTCAGGTTCACAAATGTCCAGATGGTCAGCAATCGCAATGGGTTACAGCAACTACGCTAGAGAAAAATCGTCTGTTGCGATAGGTACAGGATGTTTAACTGATGTTTGCGGGCAAGTTTCTATTGGTGCATTCAACGCAACACACGGAAGCGGTAATGATGACATGAAGACGTTTGAGTCAAGTGCAACAACTCTTATCGCATTTGGTGCTGGTACGTGCAATGGACTCCCATATACAAGGCCTGATAGTAGTAATATAAGCGGTATAAGTCGTAAAAATGCCATGGAGATTATGCGTAATGGTGACATCTACGTATACGGCGCAGGTGGATACGATGGTAAAAACCTCTCTGGTTCTACCCTCCAGCAACTCCTTGCAGGTGGAGGCGGAGGTGGCCAGTCTCTGAGTGCAGGTACGAACATCAGCATCCAGAACGACCTTATCAACGCGCTTGGCTATGAGTACGACTCTACGCTTAACGCAGTTAAGATTGGTGAAGGTCTGAACGCTTCTGGTAACAACTCAGTTATCGTTGGTCAGTACAACCGCAGTCGTACGACCTCTTCGGGTGATACTATCTTCGCGATAGGTGTAGGTACTGGAACTGACAACGCAAACCGCGTCAACGCTATCGAGACCCTTAGCAACGGTAAGACCTATGTCAACGGTGTAGGTGGTTACACGGGCCAAGGTATGGCTAACACTAAGCCGTTGGACGAGGTTATCAACGAGATTAGCACAGTTGCTAACGCTGCGGCTACGATTGACGACTCAGCATCGTCTTCTACAAATGTCTATAGTTCTCAGAAGGTAGACCAGTTGCTGTCAGGTAAGCAAGCATCGCTTACCGCTGGAAATAACATTACCATCAGCAATAACACGATTAGCGCGGCTGGTAACGTTGCATCCACAAGCGTGTTTACCATCTGGTCTGGAACACAGGCACAGTACGACGCCCTTTCGAGCCACAGCAACGACGTTCTTTACCTGATTAAGTAATTTACAGCCATGATAGCATTAGGAAGTACATCATTATCAAAAATCTATTTGGGTAACACTGAGGTGGTGAAAGCCTACCTCGGTGCAACCCAGATATGGCCTATTGTATCATTCAATGATGCTGTCCGCTTTACGTCAGACAAAGGTATATCTAGCGTTGGATTCTCAAATCTGCCGTCCAACTATTCGGCTGAGTACTCTCTCAACAGCGGTGCTACCTGGAATACGTTTGAGTCAACTACTTCTATTGCCTTGAGCCAGGGCCAGTCCGTGTATGTCAGAGGAACGTTGACTAATCCATCAACGTCGTCTACAGTGCACATGACTATAACTGGAAACGTATCAGCGCATGGTAATGCCAATAGGCTGATTGATTACGGAAACGAGAGTGATACCACTCTTCCTGGAAATGACGCATTCTATTATTTCTTTGGAGGATGCGACGGTTTGGTTGACGCTTCGGACCTGACATTACCAGCGACGACTCTTACAGCAAGGTGCTACAAGAACATGTTCAGTGGCTGTGAAAACCTAATGTACGGACCTGCCACTCTTCCTGCTACGCATCTGACTGATGAGTGTTACTCGTTGATGTTCGCGTCGGATGATTCATTGCTTGAAAGTCCAGTAATAGTTGATAACTCAACGCATTCTGGTGAACGTCATGCTTACGGAATGTTCAGAGGATGTTACTCTATCGGAAAAGTAACGTGCTTATGGCATCATCCGTACCAAACCTCTGGAACAGAAGACCCGTGGACGACTGACTGGCTTGGTGCAGACGCTGGAACACAGGCTACCAATCCTACGTTGTATCAAAATCCGAACATTACAAAGGAATGGACAGCCAATTCGGCGAATGGTTATCCTAGCGGTTGGACATTGCGTGACTATCAATCATAAGGCATCGGAGGGTGTCTTATGACACTCTCCAGCCATTTAATAGAAAGGAAACTAGAATATGAAAAAGGAGACTGTAGATGCGATGCGACTGGGTATTGTCTGGGTCGCAGCGATTATTGCCTTTCTTGTCGGTATCGCCCTGGTCATAGCGGGTTTCGCAGTCCCTCCGACTGGGGTTATTGACGGAACGGTGTTAACTGCGCTAGGAGAATTGCTGACGTTCTTTGGATCCGTATTCGGCATTGCTGAGTTCACCAAGGTACAGATGGCAAGGATTAAGAATGCTGCGAGTGTGGGACAAGATGAAGCGTAAAGAAAGAAATTGGATTTGAGAGGGGGAAATGGGTTTGGCCTATCTCTCCCTCCATTTTATAAAAAGAAGCGCTGTATGAAGAGATTTTGGGCCTTTGTGGCCATTCTATTCATCCTTACAGGATGTGCAACGAAGAAATACGTCGACAAGAGTGTCATTGAGAACCATGTGGACAGCACATCGGTTGCCTCCAGCGTGACTCATAACGACGTTACGGAGACGACTGACAACGACAAGGTGAAGACGATAGTCATTACTGAGTACGTGACGGTGTATGATACCATTACGAAGTCCTATCCAGTGAAGAGTGTTACTGAGATACGCGAGGAAGACAGAAGCAAGGTGGTTAAGGAAGACAAGTCTGTATCCGCAGACTCTACGGCCACCGCTGTCGCCTCGGACAACTCGGTTAAGAACGACGTTACGGAAGAGAAGAAACAGAACGCCTCCAGTTACTGGTGGGTGTTTGTTCTCGGAATGGCGGTTATGCTGATACTCATCCTGGCCGTCAAACTCGGCTTAAAGTACGTCAAGGCGCACATCGGTATGGTATAAAACAACAATAGAGGCCCGTAGAGGCCCCTATCGTGCGTTCTGGATGGACTTCTCATTTAGACAGTATAATTTATCGTCTGAGTGCAGTAAGTCCTTCCAGAACGCGTTTCTTTGAATTTGCTTCCCTATTGGAATGGGCATCAAAATCAGATATGGGTCTTGGTAGTGTAGTTGACCACCCAGGCCATTTTCGTTATTTCTTTGCCCGTTGTAAGCGTTCTGCAATAGCAGCCTTCTGTTCCTCGCTGAGAACCCTCGGTGTACGGTATGGATTCTTACCTAAGCGGAAGGGCCACAGGAAGCACTTGGTGCAGTTGCATTCCTCTACATCTTTGTCGCTTCCCGCGCAGCAATCCCATTTGCATTTGGCCCTGATGGCCTTAACTGGGTTCTGGTAGTACTGGAAGTTGCCGTTTTCGTCTGTGAATTGGTCTTCGTAATGTAGTTTTGACATAGTTGTGATGTATTAGTGGTTAATAAATCCGTTTGTTGCCGTTTCTTGCCCATTCCTAGCGCATCTCAGCGCATGAACGGTGTTGAGTGGCACAATCCTCCACCCGACTTGCGTTCGTGTCTTAGAACGCAGTTTTATAGGCCGAGTTTCAATTTGAGTTGGTTCAGCATCCGTTCCTTAATCAGCGCGTCTTCGTCTATTGCCGCGAGTCCAGGGTGGTATGCTGTCTGCACCTCAATGGTGATGCGTTTGTCTGTTGCTTCGATTTCGTCATGGTACTCGGTGAAGGTTAGTACCATGGTCTTGTGCTTGAATTCCATTGTGTCTCATTGTGTTCTTCGATTTAGGTTAGTACTCTCTTCTAGGTTCTCTGAGGGTGTACGGGCATTGTGTTTTGAGTTCCCAGGCCTGTCGGTAGACGCTGATGAGTTCTCTCTGTATGGTAGCCGCAGCCTCTTCCAGGTTCTTGATGCGTGTGCATAGTTGGTTGTAGGCAACCTGGTAGTCCTTTTCGGTTACTAGTGGTGTGTTCATCATGTTCTCTTATTTTCCGATTAGTCCTTTCCAGTACGTAACCAGGTTCTTGTCCAGTTTCTCTGGCATAGTCTCAACGATGAAGGTGAGTCTGTCTGGGTCTCTTGTACAGTTGTACTTGCGGCTTAATCCGTTGGCAAGTGATTCCAACTGGCTTTTGCTTAATGGTGCGTTCATTTATCTAACTGTTTTAGGTTTTAGAGGCCAAGTAAGGCCTTGTATAGGTCCGTCAGTGCTTTCGGCGGACGTGAGTCGGCTGTGTAAACCTCAATGGCGTTCAGCCAGTCGATTGGTTGCGGACGCAGGTCCTTGGGATTGATAGCAGCCATCATGCTTTCCGTTTGCGGTTTATCTCTCGGCAGATGAGTTGCATCTCTTCCTTGTTCGCGCCGCGTGCTATGGTGGCTTCCATCCATTCGTTATGTGTCATGTCTATCGGTGTTCTACCTATAAATAGTATCAAAGTTGAAAAAGTGATTGGTATTACTTGTTGTTTACCTTGCGCCAGTACATAACTACGTTCTCAGGTATGAGTTCTCCCAGTTTAACCCATGCATTGTGCCTTGCCTCATCGTCTGTTAATGTCTTTCCGTGCTTCTCGGCTAATCTGAATACTCTCTCCAAGGTGTCACACTGTTTGTGTGCTTCACAGCCTTTACTCTGCTTGTTGCCTGTGTATGCTGGATTGATGATGATTGAGTTCTTCTCGTTGTCCTTGGCTATCTTCCTGCAATTCTCGATACTCTCGTTCAGCGCCAAGTCAGCCAGGGATACTATCATGTCTACTGGATAACCTCCTTCAATCTCAGTAAAGCACGATGCATCAATGTACATGTTATACAGGAGTTCGTCAGGAGTAATCTCTGGCTTGATAGCACGATGTATCATTCCGTATTCAGTCAGTTTCTTTGTCCTCCATGCTATACCGTACTTGCATGTTGGGATGATGTAAGGCATTCGATAGAAGTCATTTGTGATAATTAGCCATTCCATATCACCGAAATCGACCTTAGTCTGCTTTACTATCTCGTAGCCGCGATGTTCAAATGAAGCCATCAACTCTTCTACTGTCGGTCTTAGCATAAGACTCTCTACTAACTCTTTGTCAAATAAGTTCTTTTCCATGGTTCTATTGCTTGTTTGTGGTTTATACTTTGATTCTGGATGCAAAGATACTACTTTTCTATGGATCTTGCAAGTATTTTGGTCAGTTTTCCGTTTTGTTCACTCATTGTTTAGTGTATCACTCTCTTCTTTATTATAGTTTATAAAGTATATACTATGTATATATCTTATAAAAATTAGAGTGAACAAAACGGAAAGTCTATTTGGAACGTAGTTGATTGAGTATCTCATAAGCCTTAGTCTTCTTACAACCAAGAATGTTCATAACGGTTTTAGCACTCATGTCAGGAGTTATGGAATTCATAAGTTCCTCTTCACGTTTCTTTGATTCATCAATATACCCAAGCCTAACCAAGGATTTATAAACGGTTGTTCTGGCTGGTACACCACAAGGTTTGCCGTAGAACGTAGTGAACTTTACACCATTCAAATAGTACTCCTGGAGTTTTTTATGTACATTGTCAACCGTTACTTCCTTTCCCTCAGATAAGAGTTCCTCTGCTGCGGCTGACACGTAGTCGTTAGAGTTTGACTTCTGCAATCTCTTGTACTCAACCCTCTTGTCTCCTTCAACTGAGTTGTTTATGTACACCTCTTTTGACTTGAAGTGTTCCTTCATGTAGGCTATCATGTCATCCATTTCGATACTCATGGTCCAATAGGTCTTCTCTAGCAACGCCGTTCTGGTTATAGCACCGTCGGAATTGTCAATCATGTTTATGCTGCACCAAATGAGAGTGAGTAACACATCATCCGCGCAGTGAGTAGGAGAGTTATACCTGGCCTTTGTTGCGATAGTAGGCAATACCTTAACCCTGCGCTTGTCTCCATCCGAGTAAGGGACGTACTTGCCTCCCTTGGCTATCTTGGACTTGATTCTCGAATCAAACCCATCCTGCGTACAGGTGAACGTCGAACCAGTATCCTGAACAGGTGCAAGGCACGGCTTCCATCCAAGCATCTGGAAATGGCGTAAAACTTCACTGTCATCAGCCGTCTCAGACAACTCTCTCTGTAACTCAGGAGAGAACATACCTGTAAAATCCTTTCCTTGGCCGTTTCCTTGCGTTCTGGCGGGCTTTCGGTTCACACATGGGTAATCCTTCCTCCACTGTTCCAAATCAGCCTCAGAGACGTCGTAAAAAGCATCGAACGACATAACCTCGACAATAGGCAGTCTGGAAGTGGCTGTAGTTCCGAAGCATCCATCGAACATCTCAAGCCATCCAGATACATCCTCATCCTTGTAGATGTTCTCTTTAATCCATTTGATGCCGCCCTTCTTGTCGTCACCCAGGTGTAACTTGTTCTCTTCTGGATCCATGTATGCGTAGTACTGAATCGTACGTCCAGCGGGAACTCCGTTGCCGTGCATCATCTGGTTCTTATGCTTGCTACAGTGGTCGAGTTCCACCCCGATAACCTTCTCTACCTTGTCAGCCAGGTACTCTGCGAATGCGCAGCAGTTCTCAACTCCTTTGATAACCTCCCTGGTCACATATACAAGGCGGTAGCGACAGATAGGCGTTGTAACCGTCTCTCCGTCTTTCTCCTCCGCAAGCAGGTACGTCATGTGGCTTGTGGTGGTGTAGGCTAGTGTCGGATAAATGTCCTGGTTATCGTCGAATTCGCTTAACAGGCTGCCAAGAGTCTTGTGCTTGATATCAAAGTCGATGTCAATAAAGAAGAACTGCGTGCCAACGAAGTTATCCGTGGTACGTTCCGAACTTGTCATCTTGTTTTTCGTGTAAATTCCTGCCAATGAACGACCCTCTTGGATGCAGCGCACCATGAATGCGAGGTTTGCGTTGCAGTACGTGGAGAAACTCATCTCCCAGTAGTCGGCAGTACCCTGAATGGGTTTGTGGTCATAGCCCTTGTCTGTTACTGATAGGCTTATGCCACTGAAGTTTGTGTCTCTGAATTGCTTCATTTGTTAATCTTGCGTTAACGTTTAGGTTTGTTACTAACACAGTTAGCATGTGTAGAGCCGATTTAGGATGGCTGGTCCTCTTTTCTCACTGAGGTGACGTAAACAATCTCTCCTCTGCGTTCTGCTTTCTTGTAGCCGTTCTGGCCAAGTGCCTGCTTTGCCAATTTACGAGTCTCATAGAAGACTCCTGTAGGTGTGTGAACTAACATATCTGTCTAGTGTGTTTCTACCTATAAATAGTACGATGTTTCAAAAAGTGATTCAAAGTCGTTCTCGACGGCAAAAGTACACATAATTTCTCAAAGAAGCAAATAAACCGCCTCCATCTACCCTATAAATAGTACCATGTTCCAGAAAATAAAAACTGGACCACATCATCACGACGTTGTCCAGCCAATAACTAAAATCATAAATAACATGGCCAGGTAAGGTCAAAGGCGCTTGCGTATGGCCTCCCTGATAGGATGGAAAATGAGATTTCCGATAGTGCTGATGGTAATGAATACGTTCAGCCAGTAGTGTTTCATAGTCTTGTTCTTCATGGTTGTTCTTGTTTGCTTTCACCTATAAATAGTACGATGTTTCAAAAAGTGCAGCCTATCGGGTATAAAACCGACCGATTTCTTGAAGATTGCCTCCAATCGGGTATAATATAAGTGGATCCGCCATCGGATTATTTGCACAATCCAGAAAATATGTGTACTTTTGCATCTGGAATCGGGTAGCAACCTTTCGACCGAAGATTTTTCATGCCGTGACATACGTTAAAACTCCATATATCCGCTACCCGTTCCCTTACTGACATATCTGTCAACCAATATACATTGCGTCTGACTTGTTCCCTACCATAGGATAAGGGGAAAAGTTGTTCTAGTTTCGAGAGTAACTCCGTTGAGATAACGTGGTTACTCCTTTTTTTGTACCTATCCGACCGAAATCGGTTCACACCCCCGTCACTTTTCCAAAGTACGTACTATTTATAGATAGAAGCCACTCCAAAAGCCTTCTAGTGAGAAATCCGTTCTAAGGCGCTAATACTACCTCAGTGGTACAATTACACTGCCGAACGATTAAACACTCCCAGAACGAAGGAAACGGGGCAAGAACAAAGAAATAGACTACACTTAGATAACATGGAAACAAAGAACAACAGAGAAGAGAGGCGATTGAACCTCATCAAAGAGGCCAAGACAGGTAATGCCAACGCAGGCAACCTGCTGGTCAATGAATATAAGGACTTCATACACTGGGCGATGTGGACTACAATAAAGCCTCACATAGAATTTGTTAGGCATGTCCTTGACGAACTGGAGT